CTACAGGGGTTTTCCGCGATATCTATACCAACTCCGCTTCGCTTCTATCCGTTGAACGATTCGTTGGCGATTGATAGCCATGGCGGCCCAATCAGGTTTCCAATCTGATTGAGGAAATCTATCAAGCTCTCTCCAACTTACCTTCCTGGATGCCGGGTCGATATTGAACCCTCTATCGTACAACTCAGCAATCAGATCAAGCCACCTGTCGAGTAAGAACTTCCGCTTGTCATAAAAGAACGACACGTGACCCTTGTTCAGAGTGTATGCAGTCCTGATCACATGCTTGGCAGGATCAGATCGTCGAGCCGACGCCATCACCATTGGCAGCTCACGATACTCTGCCATTAGGTGTTGGTCTGTCAACTCTTGAACAGGGATTACGTTAATACGAGTCATGTGATTACTGAGAAGTCGTTTTTCTTTTGTACACGGATCACATTATCGAACTTATCAACCATTTGGTCAACTTTATGACTGATCACGAAGATGTTGGTGTGCTCGCCAAACTGATTCATAATCGATAGGAAGTAATCTATCCCTCCTGCATCCAGGGCACCATCAAGAACTTCATCCAAGATCATAATGTTTGTGTTGACAGAGTTCTTCATCTTAGCCACCTGTCGCCATGTAAACAGGATTGCTAGATCGAGCCTTCTCTTTTCTCCTTCTGAGAACGACTCGTATGTGAATGTGTCTCTACCTCTTGACTTGATTGTCTCTTGGAATGATTCATCAAGCTCAAACTTAGCAAAGAAGTCCATCGCAGCAAGGTACTTGTTGATAAGTTTGTTGATCACAGGCAGGTACTCGTGAATGATTGCCGTTTTAATTCCAGTATCCTTTAGTAGGATGGCGGCAACGTCATGTAGTTGCTTTTTCTCAAACAATTCAGTCTTCTGAGTAACCATATCGATCGCTTGCTCAGCCAATGACCTCAACCTTCCCTTCTCAGCAGTAACACTTGATTGATCTCCGTTAGCTGCGTCAATCTCTTGTTGAAGGGATTTGTTCTGTTCAGTCAATAGCGTGATGTTGTTCGTTTGCACACTCAAAGCGATCGACTTATCATGTAGAGCGTCAAGATATTTCTTTAGCTTATCCAATTGACCCTGTAGTTTAGTTTGCACAGCATCTGCTTCATCAAACTTTACTTGATGCTCCCTGATCTTCTCGTTGAGTTGCGAGATGATTGTATCCTTGTGAGATTGTTCAATATGTTGATTACAGCTTGGGCAAGTTGTGTTCTCGGCAAAGAATCCAATAGTATGGCTGCAAGTATCGATGTTCGTTGCTGTCATAACTTTCATCTTAGATACTTTGGTGATAGCATCAGCAACTTTATCTTGTTGATTCTTCTTAGCGCTAAGCTCCACTATTTCTGCGGTCAATTGAGTGACAGTAGTACTTGCCGTATCAATCAAGACGTTATTCGCATCGATCTTTTGTTGTAGGGAGTTGATAGCGCTCGTGCGAGACTTCTCAATAGTCTCCACCAACTTTTTCTGGGCAAGGATCTTCTCGCGATGAGACTTTATATCATTCTCGAGAGAATCGATCTGTGTCTTAACCTCGCTGATCTTCTCTTTCAAGATGTTGTTCATTAACGAAAACACTTTGATGTCGAGAATGTCTTCGATCACTTCACGTCGTTGTTGAGCAGGTAGCTGCATGAATGGAACAAATGTCGCTGATCCTAGAATAACAACTTGTGTGAAAGTCTTGTAGCTAAGTTTGAGGATTTGCTGCTCAAGTACTTGTTGGTAGTCACGAAGAGCTGCATCCTGATTGACCAGCTCACCGTTGCAGTAGATCTCAAACACGTTTGGTTTGATTCCTCGCTTGACAATGTAGTCTCTGCCGTTGGTGCTAAACTCAATCTCAACGAGACAGTTCTTCTTATTGATTGAGTTTACAAGCTGACCTTTGTTAATGTTTCGAAATGGCTTACCAAATAGAACGAACGTCAGCGCGCACAGTAAGGTAGACTTACCCTCTCCATTCTTCCCTGTAATCAGGGTTGACGATGAGGTGTTAAGATCGATACTATTGGCTACACTTCCTGTACTTAAAAAGTTACGCCACGTGATACGCTTAAAAATTAACATCACTCAACTTCCATAGTTATTGCTTCTACATACAGACTCTTCATAAACGATTTGATCTTCTCTTTGTCTGCATCTGTTTCGATACTATCAATGTAGTTGCTCAACACATCCATAGTATCTTCGAGATTGATCTCTTCACCAATCTCACCATCAGCAAACTCTGTCATATCCTCAACAATTTTGATTTCATAACATCCTCTACTGTATAGCTTTTGGATGTAGTTGTCAAATTTATATAAGTCTGTCTTATTGGATACTACAACTTTAACGAACTTATCTTCGAGGTCTTGAGAGTTGATGTCAACAAGATCCTTTGTGTCGTCATAGTCAATACGAACAAACACAGTATGAGGATTTTGCACAAACTCTAGCTTCCTCGTTGAGGTATCAAATACATGGAATCCTCGAGGATCATTATGGTCCTGCCATGTCATCTCATAAGGTGTTCCAACATAAGTGATGTTTCCTTTATGGGACTTGGTATGATAGTGGCCACTGAATACATGCTCGTACTTCTCGAACATCTCCATCGAGAGACCTTCATGAGATTCCATCCCTCTATACATCGCAAAGCCAGCGATCTCAAAGTGACCCAGACAAAGGTCAGACTTACTAGCCTTAATGAAGTTTATAATCTCAACTTCATTGTCCTTGCAGATCCAAGGAATGATGTCGATGCTTGTACCATCCATTAGAGTGTGCATCGTCGGCTTATCATAGATCCACACATTACCGTACTCAGCAAGTACTAGAGATGGAGAGTTAACCTCGAGACTCTCTCTTAGATAGATGTCGTGGTTGCCAATCAACGTATGTAAGGTAATGCCTGCGCTTGATAGTCGGTCGAACAAGTAGCGCTTCGATTCCTTCAGTGATTGGAAGTTGATGTACTTCCTCCGATCAAACAGATCGCCTAACTGAAAGATGTGCTTGATGTTTTCAGCAGCCATGTATTTGAGCAGGTCATCATAGAACCGCTCAAAGTGTTTGTGGAACAGGCTTAGATCATTGCGACACCCGATGTGAGTGTCGCCCAAAACGACAAACTTCATATTAATCCTTATTCAATGATATCGTCTAGCGTAGCCTTTCGCTTTTGCTTTGCCTTTGCTTTCCGTTGGTCATCTTTCGCGGCGGCCTCTACGAAGGAGCTTTGGCTTTGAAGGAGAGCCATATAGCCGGATGCAATAGCATCATCCTCATACCCAAGAGATTCAATGAAATCTGGGGGAAGATCAAGGATTAGTTTGCCCTTAATCGTGGATTGTTTACCCTCTTTCTGGATTCGCCTGATGAAAGCGAAGTACACAATCTGGGTAAAGTATGAGAATGGATTTGACGACTTGGCAGGATCAAAGTTGTCGATGTACATCAAGCAGTTCTCGACCCCATCGGAGATCATCTCGTCTTTGAACGAGTAGTTGATGAAGTTCGATTTGTACGAAAGGTGCCTCGCAATCTTGAGGATACACTCGCCGATGTAGTTGCTAATTCCTGGTTTTTCTTTACCAGCAGCTACAGCTTCTGTAACTTGTTGACGGTACTCGACGAGAGCTTTCAAGAATTCTTCATTGTTCACGTAATGGGACATATTGTACTTCCTTGTTTGTAGTTTTATTAACTATATACCCAAACAACTTGTAAGTCAAGAAAAAGTTGACTCATATAAAAGTACAGCGTGATAATCAGTATGTCCGGTGTGATTAATGCTTTGTGTCATTACCAGAGACATAATTGTTCTGCTTTATAAGAGCCTCTAGTCTATCTGCGTAAGTGTCTTCTTCTACAGATTCTTGCATGGCTTCGGCTTGGAACGCATCTATCAAGTCTAGGAATCTGTACGATATACTTCTCGAGGCCGGCAGGCAAAACTGTACCCGGGCTTTTGGTATGTGGAATACAATTTCATCAGTGAGAGAACAATACGGCAGTGTCATCACGCCATACTTTTCATCCATCCTAACATAGTAGGGATGCTCAACGATGAAATATGTATCTGTCTCTTCTAACAGGAAAGCTAGAAGGTCGTGACCGTCATGTAGACGGATAACTACTACTTCGGTCATACGAACACCTCATAAATCGATTGTGGTTATCTTTACGGGAAATCCTTCTTCAGCATAGAGTTTATATCGTTCTGCCCCGTGCTTTAAGGTATGGTTCTTCCAACTCTTCCAGTGTAGGTCGTCAGTGATATCGAATAGGTTGCAGTACTCCTTATTATTATTTAGGCGCAATCCACGACCGATTGATTGAAGGTTCCTGATACGAGACTTCGAAGGAGAGGCAAAGATGATGTTCTCAATTGACGGAATGTTGATTCCTGTAGAGAATACCCCAAACGATGCCACAACGATTGCGTTGTTTATGCTAGACAGTGATCGTCTGACTTCCTCGCGTGAAGATACATCGGTGCCACCATGAATAAAAAACACCTCTCTATCACCTGCTTTATTACGAATCATATCAAACAAAACAGTGCCATGCTTCTCAACGAATTGAAATAGTACAAGAGTGTTACCACTACAGCTCAGAGAGAGGTTGCGGATTGTTCGATTCCTCTTCTCGTTTGTTACAAGAAAATCAATCTCATCCTGGTACTCCATCTTGTTGCATGCTTTGCGAACCTCATCAGGGTACTGCAGGAGGAGAGCCTTAACTTTCAGTTGAGCTAGCTTACCTGAGTCCTGTAACTTCTTTGTGGTAGTTACCTTATGTACAGGACCAAATATACCCTCAAGTACAAGTCTGTTGATCTTCTTATCGTCAAGAGAACCTGTCGTACCAATCTTGTATGATGTAGCAGACATCTTCTCCATGATTGTTGTTAGCGACTTTGCTTTGAATAAATGTGCCTCATCGCCAATCACTACACTAAACTGATCAAACCATTGCTTTGGCTGTTTGTATATAGATTGCCAAGTTGTAAACAGAATGTCTGTTTGAAACTCTTTTGGGAAGCCAGAATATAACTTTTGACAATGGTCTTTTACTTGCCACTGATTGGCCGACGAATAGTCCTCAAAATCTGAGAACATTTGCTCAACGAGAGACGTAGTAGGGACAACGACCAAGCACTTATGCGACTTATCAAGAAGCCAACGACAAATGGCATATATGATAAGAGACTTGCCAGAACCAGTAGGACTAAGTAGCACCCGACGATGATAACGGAGAGCAGTATGTATAGCATCGTGCTGATAATCTCTAACTTCAATAGGAGATCCTCTCCCCTGTAATACAAGTCCTCTCGTAAAGTCTTCAATCTGCTCAATAGTGATGCCATCATCTCTTTTAACTTCGTTGATATGTTCAAGTTGATATCCATTGTTGTCAGCAAACTTAACTAAGTAGTCATATAGACCAACATAGAGAGTTTTTCGTATTTGGTCGTAGAGCCTAATTTTGCCATCCCAAAGTCGAGCCCGGTATTGTGGTGTAAACTTTGCCCCAGGATATTCAAAAGTAAAGTAGTCTGCTAGTTCAGACTCTACCCCACTCTCTGAATAAACTCGAAGATGAACCTCATTCACTTTCTCGACTTTAATCATCACATCCCTGCTAAGAACGCTTTCCACTTGATTCCATTGGATAGCTGGAAGTCTCTCTGTTTGATTTGCTGCATGATAGATTCAATTGCTTGGATCATAATATCTATGTAATCAAGACGTGATTGAATTTGCGAGAGATCCTCGTCTCCTTTGAGGAACTCGTCCATCTCAGCTTTGAGGGGCTTGTTGTATTGCCATGGCTCCCAACCAAGTTCTTTAAGTTCTTCACGAGATAGTTCTCCTCGA